CGATTACGAACGAACAATGATGGATTGGATTGATACAAACTTCCGGCTGACCCATGAAGTTATGTATGCAGCAATGAGAATGTACGATGGTTTCAATACTATGCAGAAGATTCATTTCAATCAATTATGGATGGAAGAGCAGAAATTAACTATCGGAAAGGTGGAAGAATTGATGACTGAGGTGTTGTTGAATGGCACCCAAGTTGATGAGTGTGACGAAGACATGGTTCAATGTTTTCAGGCTTATGGTTTCTTGGTCTATCAAGAAATGCTTTGTGACACACACAAAAACGAAGATGATCAAGTCGACCTAGACTATATTGCTGATGTGGCCAATGCGGATGCAGCGAGCATCGCATCTGCCAGCGCTGAACAAGACAAGCGCATCGAGAACCTACGTGACGCACTAAAGGCCAGCCAGGCATCAGATGCCGTGGTCCCCACAGAATCAATCAAGACCGCGTCAACAGAGCGAATCAACGATTCAAAATTCGACACAGACATGGTCTTCAAAGGGGAGATTGTCTTTCAATTTGGCCCTAAACGTGTCCTCCTTGTCGCTATGACACCATTACTCATTTATGCTCTAATACATTTTGTTGTTTATCCAAGAGTTGAGAAATGGTACTGCCAAGGAATCACAATGAAATTCTTACAGATGTTTGGAACAGTGTTGACTCAATGCAGTGTTCCCTACTACCACCAGACATGGTTTATGTCCTTATGTTGTATCGTCTTATTTCTTGGTTATATGTTGACATTCCGTGATTATTTGATCTACCTTCTCATTGGTAAAAGATGGGAGTATATGAATGTACGATATATGAATGCGATCCATGATCCAGGAATGCGATATGACAAGATCCAAAAACTATATGTCGTCACAGACAGACGAACTCATACCCAAAATTCCATGAAACTCCAGGACCCTGGGCTTACCACAGCAATGGCAAATGTGAAAATTATTCCTGCCATGTGGGCTGGCTCTCCTTTTGACATGTGGAATAAAGATAAGAAAATCTGCCTCGAATTGCTTCGCGATCTGCTGAGCAATCCCACAGTCGAGACCGCTGCTTTAGAAGCGGGACGGGGAACTGATCTGGTTTCCCAAGCTCTGCTCATGACTGATTCAAACATGTGTCAGAAAATATTGAGTGACATTTATCGTGCGTGTCTACAAGTTGCATCTCACAATGACCAAAATAACATGAGGGACGACCTTGAATTCATACGCGCCAATACTGCGATGATCGCTGCTGCCATTAAATTAACAACACTCAGCCTGACGAAGGATTTTCTCACGCTGGGCGGGGAGCGGTTCTCGTTGGTTACGGTGCTGAAGAGCCAGGTGTCTACCTTCCTGTCCAGAAACTTATAGATCCACGAAAGACCCCCATTGTGCGTGCCCGGCGAGCACAATGTGATTGGAACTCAATAGTCGCCGTGGCGGGTGAGTGGTATGTCCCCAACTTGTGTCCACCCCACCCTGACCAGAAAAGTAGGGCAATGTGTCTTTTAGCACACGCAAAACGAGCGTGTGCTGTGTTGCCTGAACCGGACCCAAAAACAGTACGCAGATTTACTAGATTCGTGAAATCCCAGGTTCGCGCTCGTGTAAGACCAATTCCCGGGTCCTACCCGTTAGACTATGACCGCAATACAATGTTTCCAACTCGAGAGACATTGATGTACTGGCTTTATGACAGTAATATGCGCGAAGTTGATCGACAAACCTATATTAGAGAATATGATGATATCATTGGCAAATTAAAACGATCGCGTCGTGACAAGCTCAACCCGCGCGATGTGCGATTTTGGACAACAGCTACATTTGGCAAGGATGAATTTTACCCATGCGACCAGGACCCAACTGCAGAAACAGATGGACTTCAGTTTAAATATAGTAGAAATATCCAACCACGCACAAAGAAAGCTAACATGATTTTAGGCCCTATCATGCATGCCATTGAGAAATATCTATTTCATGATTCAAGTGACTATGCGAAGCCAAACCCTCTCAATCCTGAATTTGTCAAATGTTTTTCTACCCAGGACAAGGCAAAGTATCTCGCTCAAGTTTTTTCTGGAGATAGCAGTGTCTATGGGACAGACGCTAGTGCATTCGAATGCCAGATGCGTAACTATGTTCTGCTAAATAGTGAACTACCAATGTTACGTGCCCATTTGTCGACTAGTGAATTTGAAAATGCAGATTATGTCATTACGTGGTTGTACCACAACATTTTTTCAGTTGCTTCACCTACAGGTCAGCGTGGTAGGTTGTCTAACTGTGACTTACCCATCCTGGACATGCGATGCTCAGGAGATATGATGACATCATTGGGCAATGGCTGGAACAATCTCATGTTTTTAAAATTTTGTTTTTCCCGTTATTCTAATACTCATCCATCCAACATTCGAGTTGTCGTCGAAGGTGATGATGGATTGGTAGCCGCGTCTGCTGAACTCGAAGGTATCAAAGACACATTCGAGAAGCTCGGGCTATCATACAAGTTCGACAGGTATACTAATGTGCAGGAGGCCAAGTTTTGTCAACTAACTTTCAATGCGGGAGGTGAGCTCTTCCGCGAGGCCCTGGGTCCCATTTTGCGATCCGGGTGGCTTCCAATGAAGTACCGATTTGCCAACCGTAATACGAGGTTGGCGCTCCTGAGACTACGTGCGTTGTCCTATATTCATCAATATCCCAATGCTCCCATCATTTGTGTGTGGGCGAAGAGAGTACTCGACCTAACAGCTGTTGCGGAAACACGGCTGAAACGTTTGGTGCAATCTGAGTCTAACATGTATTTGCGGGAACAGATGGATCTAACGCTCCACAGCAACCTACCTTTAGATGCTGGTGTTGTTCATGAGCAAATGAGACTGCCATATATGCACAATTATGGTGTGTCGATCGCTGATCAGGTTGGCTTGGAACGGCAACTTGCAGCGATGTGTCTAGGACCTTTTGAGTCACCGATCCTTGAGCGTAACTGTCCCCGTATATGGAGCTTTTATGCCCTGAATTATGTTGTACCCGACTGGCGCTACAATGTCCCACTCCAATTCTCACGTCCAGGGCGAGATTTATCAAGACTCGTCCCGTCCTGGCCGTCTGAGGTGTGGAACGTTTAGTACCTTGCGTTACGCGAACCGGCGGTAGTCTAGCCAACTATAACGCCAGATTTATCTGGTTCCGGGCGTCACATGCTTTGTGTGGCGGATTAGCGTTTGCAAGTAAAGCGATCAATATGAAAACAGGCGATCTGCATTGCGGTGCATTACCTCACCCTGGAGTTGGGT